TCCCCAACTGAAAAACATAATCAAACATTCTTACAAGAAAGTAGGGATTTTAAAGATTATTCAAAACCATTTGAATTTTATGCTGTTCTACAAAAATATAATACACCGAATAGAAACGGTAGAATATATCCTGAAAGAATTCTAAAGAGAGAATCTGAAAACTATATAAAAAATTATATCGGTAAGAAAACCGCTTTATCAGAACTTAACCACCCTGAGTCTTCATTGATAGATTTAGATAGGGTATCACACATGATTACAGAGATGTGGTGGGATGGTAATGTTCTATTAGGTAAACTATTACTTCTAACTTCACCAGGGTTCCATGAGAGAGGTATTGTATCTACAAAGGGTGACCAAGCGGCAAACCTATTAAGATTAGGTGTAACATTAGGTATATCATCAAGAGGGGTAGGTTCTTTAAAAAAGGTAGGTGACCAAAATGAAGTTCAAGATGATTTTGAATTAATTTGTTTTGACTTGGTATCTTCACCATCAACACCTGGAGCTTATTTATTTACTGAACCTGATGGAAGATTTGCGTTTGAAGAGAACCTACAAGAAGAAAATGAATTAAAAGCATCGAGAACAGTTAACAAATCGCTTGATTTAATGGGAAGACTTACCGATTATTTAGGAAAATAAACAATTATGGAAATGGACGAAAAATACTTTGTGGCTAAAATCCAATACGATTTGCCAGATGAGAACACAGGAAAAATTAAAAAAGTAAGAGAAGAAAAACTTGTAAGAGGTTATTCTGTTACTGATGTAGAGGCTAAAGTTACTGAGGCTTATAAATCATTTAGTTATGATTGGAGAATCACTTCAGTAAGTGAAAGTAAAATTGACGAAGTGTTTGAGTAATCACAAAGTTAAAAAAGAATTTAAAAGGGGACGAAAGTCTCCTTTTTTTATTTAAAAACTAAAAAAGATTAATTTTTCTAAACATCTATATATTTATTTAATAAAATAACGCACAAATGGCAGAAAAAAACTTAGTTGAAGAGGCATTAATCCAAATACAAAATTTGGAAGAAGCTATCAATGAAAACGCAAAAGAAATACTTCATTCTACGATGAAAGAAGAAATTAGCGAATTAGTAAAAGAGTCTATGAAAAATGAGGCTGAAGAAGAAGATGAATCTGAAATCGAAACAGATGTTGAATCTAAAGAATATGATTCTGAAGAAGAAGATTATGAATCTGAAGAAGAGGATTATGAATCTGAAGAAGATGATTCTGAAGAAGGATTCGGTATGATGGATTTATCTGACGTAGGTGATGAAGATGAAAATGAATTTAATGTTCAAGATTTATCTGATGAACCAATGTCAACAGTTCTTAAAGCATTCAAAGAAATGAAACCAACTGATTCTTTTGAAATTAAGAGAGAGGGTGATTTTATTCATTTAAAAGATGAAGAAGATGAATACCTTATTCAAACAGAATCAGAAGAAGATGAAATGGAAATGGATGGTATATCAACTATGGAAGAATATTCTGAATTTGATGAATCAGAAGAAGATGAAATGGAAATGGATGGTATGACCACTATGGAAGAATACTCTGAATTTGATGAATCAGAAGAAGAAGAAACAGACGAAATTGTTTACGAAATTGAAATGGACGATGAAGCTAAAGTAGAAGAGGAAGAAGAATACGAATTTGAAGAAGAAGTCGTATATGAATCTAAATCATCAATCAAACCAAAAGTTGGTACAAAAGGTTCAATAGGTAAAGCTAAATTTAACTATGAAAAATCTAAAGGTGGGTTTAATGAAAAGAAGGCTCATGCTAATCCAACTAAAGGAACGTCTAAACCTAAGTTTGAGTTTAAAGAAGGTGAAATGTTTGACATGGGTTCTAAAACTCCAAAATTATCTAAGGAAGAAGCTAAAGAAGCTTCACGTACTTATGGTACTGGATGGAGAGACAAAGCACTTAAGAAAGGTGCTAGAACAGGTCAAAACCAAGCACGTCTTTATACTGAATCTATGGTTCAAGAACTTGAAATGTTAAAGGCTAAAAATGAAGAATACAGAAAAGCTCTGAACATGTTTAGAGACAAACTTAACGAAGTTGCTGTATTTAATTCAAATTTAGCATACGCTACGAGATTGTTCACTGAACATTCAACATCAAAGCAAGAAAAAATTAACGTTTTAAGAAGATTTGATTCCGCGGAAACTCTTAAAGAATCTAAAGCTTTATATAGAACAATAAAAGAAGAGTTGAATGGTAATACCACAAAAACTCAAATGACAGAATCTTTTGAAAGAGTAATTGAAAAAACTCCTCAGTCAGGTTCAGCAGTTAATCTGATTGAATCTAAAACTTATGAGAATCCTCAATTCCTTAGAATGAAGGACATTATGTCAAAAATAATAAAATAAACTTAAAAAATAAAAAACCTATAAAATAAATGGGAGCATTATTAGAAAGTGGATTAGTAGGTAACATCGGTCTTAAGCACTTGAAAGTTATCAAAGAAGACACTATAAACAAATGGGACAAATTAGGGTTCCTTGAAGGTCTTAAAGGCCACCTAAAAGAAAATGTAGCTCAGTTGTATGAAAACCAAGCGTCACATTTGATTAACGAAGCTTCTTCAACAGCTGATTCAGGTTCATTCGAAACTGTGGTATTCCCTATCATCAGACGTGTGTTCTCTAAATTATTGTCTAATGAAATCGTTTCTGTACAAGCTATGAACTTACCAATCGGTAAATTGTTCTACTTTGTACCTCAAATCCAAGGTTATACTGGAGGTACAACAATTAATGGTGTTAATGTATCTTCAGGTGACCATTACGCGCCAGTAGGTTCTCCTGGAAACTATCCTGGTGACCCAAATGCGGGATATGGTACATCTTCAGGAGCATATGCAAAAAATCTTTATGATTTATTCTACGAAGGAACTGAGCCAGGTCTTAACCCAGCTGGTTTATTCGATTATTCTAAAGGACGTTTTGTAACTTATACTGCAAACACACCAACAGTTGCTTGGTCTGACGGAGCGTTAATCGCATCAGGTTACACTGTACAAGGACAAGTTGCGGCCGGTAAGACTGAATATCGTAAAATTATTGTTGCACTTTCAGGTTTAAGTGCGTCTGGTATTGGTAAATTAATTGGACCTGATGGACAAGAACAAGATACTGAATCTTTCTTATCTAATTTAGTTCTTTATACTAATAACTCAAGCGTTGCTACCGACTTGGGTACTTCTACATATACACCACTTTTATATCGTGTTGTAACTCAGAAGTATGGTCAGGCTATATATGGTCCTCAATACACTTCACAACAAGCGGCTTTAGGTGCAGGTGGTACTACTACCAGAACTGGCGGAAGTGGTGGTTATTATGATAACGTATGTGACCAAACAGGATTTATCTATTTAGAAATTGACACTCAAGTACCAGCATGTATCGCATGTGGACAATCAACTCCTGATGGATATTCAGGAGCATCATTAACTAATTCTTCATGGTCTGGTGCTCAGGCTAACTCACTTATCCAAGCTGCTTGGAGACGTTACGAAGAGTTAGAATTTGAAGACAAAATTGGTGAAGTTTCTTTTGACCTTGAGTCAGTAACTGTATCTGTTACAGAAAGAAAATTAAGAGCACAATGGTCTCCAGAACTTGCTCAAGACGTTGCGGCGTTCCACAACATCGATGCTGAAGCTGAATTAACAGCTTTATTATCTGAACAAGTCGCTGCTGAAATTGACCGTGAAATCTTACGTGACTTACGTAAAGGTGCAGCGTGGACATTACGTTGGGATTACAACGGATGGAAGCGTCTGAACAACCAATCAACTCCTTATACTCAAAAGGACTGGAATCAAACGTTGATTACTGCAATCAACCAAATTTCAGCTCAAATCCACAAATCTACTTTAAGAGGTGGAGCTAACTGGATTGTTGTATCTTCTGAAATCAGTGCTATCTTTGATGACTTGGAATACTTCCACGTATCAAACGCGGCTCCTGAGCAAGACCAATTCAACATGGGTATTGAGAGAGTAGGTACATTAAGTGGTCGTTACCAAGTATACCGTGACCCATACTTCCCAGCTAACACTGTGTTGATTGGTCATAAAGGTACTTCTTTATTGGATACTGGTTACATCTACGCTCCATACGTACCGTTACAATTAACTCCAACAATGTATAACCCATTCAACTTTACTCCTATCAAGGGTATTATGACACGTTACGCTAAGAAAATGGTTAATAACCGTTTCTATGGTCGTATCATCGTTGATGGTGTTCGTACATTCGATTTGAATGAATTAAGATAATCTTATCTTAATGGATAATAAAAAAGGTCAGAGAAATCTGACCTTTTTTTATTTGTTAATAAGTCTTAAAGACTTAGAAATTGCCTCACTTTCTTCGAGTTTAAAAATTCCTCGTCTGTATGAACATTTAACTGCTTCAATTAAGCAATAAAGAGCTTGTTCTTCAGTCATATCCGAAATAAATTTATTTAAATCGTCATAAGAATTATAATTAATTACATCAAATAAATTCCCAATAGGGGATAAATTCTCAAATTTTTCAATAATTTCTTTTTTTAATAAATCTTCTTCAGAATGT